GTATGTTGAAAACGATAGGTATTTCTCCTTGGTATTTACAATTTTGCGGACTACATGATAGTAAATACATTATTCCAAAAATATGAAGTAATTTATTTCTCATTTATTTATCTAATTGGCCATAACGGTTTCGGGCTTGGCGCAGTTGTGTGTCGGCTTGTGCGTTGGGAAAATTGCGCCAAACCCGTGTTACTGGCTGGCACTGATTTGAACGATAAATTTTAATATGGAAACGAAAACAGTTTTTAATAATTTTTTGTGCGGTGGGCTTACTCACGGTTCTTTATTCTCCGGGATTGGAGGATTTGAAAAAGGCGCAGAGCTGGCACAAATAGAAACACTATGGAATTGTGAATATGAAAAGCACAACAGAAAAAGACTTGCCAAACATTGGGCAGGAACAGAACAATACGAAGATGTTAGAACACTTACAAACCCAAGATATGTGGACATTATTAGTGGAGGATTTCCGTGCCAAGATATATCCGTTGCAGGAAGCATGGAAGGGATTAACGGAAGCCGAAGCGGATTGTGGTCTGAAATGTATCGAGTTTGTGGGGAAGTTAGACCTAAATACATCATCATTGAAAACAGCCCAGCTCTCACTATACGAGGATTTGAGCAAGTCTTATGCGACCTTTCCAAAATCGGGTATGATGCGGAATGGCAATGTATATCGAACCTCGCTTTTGGATACCCACACAGGAGAGAGAGAATCTACGTTATTGCCTACTCCAACCAAATCGGACCACAAAGCGACATTTGCGAAAGTGGAGGCTTTAACTCGATATTTAGAAAGTGGGCATCAAATCCGGGCAATGGATATTCTTGCGCAAAAGGGATTCTTAAAATCGGAGCGCATAGCGATATTAGAAATGATGATGGGTTTCGAGATTGGACACACAGAGTTGGAAGCGTAGGTAATGCAGTAAATCCCACGATTGCATATTACTCATTTGAATGTATTAAAGCGTGGGAGAAAAAATTATTAAAAACTGAAACGAAAGCTGGTTTTGAAACCGTCACCGGTGCTTGCCAGTAACATTGTATTAGCGAAAGTTTCCAAACCTAACAAACTATAAACCAACTAAGTAACAGTTTCGCAAAATAAAAAACTATGAAACCCGACAAACACCAATACGCCTACGGAGCGTTAACCAACCGAGAACATGAATTGATTGTCATGTTTGAGCCAACCGCAATAAGCGATTTAAAAGCACGCTTCGGCATGACTTATGAAGAAGCCAAAGCCGAGATGAAACGAATTAAGGAAAAACTAAAAGCGTATCAAGAGCATGAGCAACGCCAAGAGGAAAGAGGCGCACGAATTAACCTTGCTAACATAGCTTCTTCGATACGTGGTACTGATGAGAAATTAATAATGAGTGAAGTGTAAACCTTATAACCCAATAACCATGCCCGAAACAAAACAACAAACAGCGATGATGATTCTAAGGGATAGATTGCAGAAAGTAATTGATATTGAGCCAAGCGGAACAATTGAAGTTATAATAAAACAAATCAACACCGAACTCTTAGCGTTGGAGAAGCAGCAGCATATTGATACAGGAACTAATTGCATTGAAAAATACATCAAAGGAGATTTAATTCTTGGTGAAAACATAGCAAAACAATACTTTAACCAAACCTTTAACACTAAATAAAACAAAAATGAAACTAAAACTAATCAGAAAAACATTAACAGAAACGTCAACGATTGGCGAACTATTTATTAACGACCAATTCGAGTGCTTTGTGCTTGAAGATAAGGACAGAGGGCTGTTACAGTCCAACCCATTATCAGTTATTCAAGATCATAAAGTTTATGGCAAAACAGCTATTCCAAAAGGCACGTATGACGTTGTAATATCATTTAGCAACCGATTTAAACAGTATTTGCCGCTATTAATCAATGTGCCGGGATATGAGGGGGTTCGTATTCATCCGGGAAACTACGCAACCGACACAGAGGGCTGTTTATTGCCAGGATTAACAATGTCGCGCGATATGGTGCAACAATCAAAGAAAGCGTTTACAACGTTATTCAATAAGTTAAAGGCAGTTGAAAAAACCGAAAAAATAACTATTGAGATATGTTAGAAACCTACACCAACCAAACCAACACAATCACGCTAACTGAAGTAAAGAAGAAAGCAGTCGGCACACAGTTAATTGACCATTATTATTTTCTCCGTGACGATGGAAAGAAAATCGAAATGCCCGCAGCCGAGTGGAAATCAAAGGAGGGGAAGGAGTGGGTTAAGTGTTGATAAGTTTTATTTAACTAATTGTTTGTATTTTAAAATATATTATTAACTTTGCGCAATAAATACATAAAACTATGAATATAGGTCAATCAATTAAAAATTTACGCAAGGCAAAAGGAATCAATCAAGCCACCTTTGCTGAATCGGTTGGGATTACGCAAACATACTTGTCACAAATCGAAAACGGACACAAAGAACCGAGTACCTATGTTTTACGTTTAATCGCTGAGGAGATTGAAATGCCGTTGCCAATATTATTTTGGTTTAGCGTTGAAGAAACTGATATTTTACCAAGAAAAAAACAAGCGTTTAAAACACTTAAACCTGCTGTTGACGCTTTGCTTAAAGAATTTTTTATTGACACAACTAAAACTAAAACCAATGGAAGCAACAAAAGGAATTTGGAAAATCAGTAAAGGTAAAGGCGATAGGCTTTATATAAATTGCCTTGATAGTGGAGTAACAATGCACCCCGACCAAATAAATTTTATGAATGGCATGGGTATTTATGGCTATGATAACTTAAAAGACTTAGCCATTGCGATTTTGCTTTATGAAAAGAAAGTGCAGGAAAGCGAAAGCATTTTAAACCAAGTCAACACCTTTGACAACCCCGAATTAATTAACCAACCGTAAAAAATCGAAAAGGAAATTATGGAAGAAATTGCAAAAGAATTACTAAATACTATTAAATTTATACCAATTCAAGAACGTCAAAGCAAATGGTACAAAGAGTATTTAGATAAGGTAAATAAGGACTTAAAAGACAAACTTAAAAAAAATCCTAACCCATGACCCAATCCGACACCACAATCGACCCGAATGTTCACTTAGAAATGATATATTGATATGAGAGAAATAAGCGATTTAATTAGTTATATTAAAATTAATAAGCCTATTGGAGATGATAAAATATTGGAGATTCTTGAAAAAATAAATAAGCAATTTAAATCAAGAATGATAAAATCTGGTATAAGTAACAAATTTTACTGCCACAATAAAGTAGTTTTAGCTGGAAATAAAAGATGCGATGAAGTTTGTCATTACTGCTTAGTTAAAGGAAATTTAAAAGAAAATAAAACCCCCTAACCATGCTACAACAACACGAACTATTCCCGGGAGCGATAATCAACATTAATGGTCTACCAACTGTTGTTAGCGGTATATTGCCACCTGCGCCGCGAGATGATAGATTTAGCGATAAATGGGTAGTAATTACACCGCTATCAAATGTATTGATTGATGATTGCCGCCCCATCCCCCTCACCGAAAAGATACTGACGGATTGGTGTGGGTTTGAAGAAATGTATAGAAGCAAAATGCACCTAACGCTTGAATTACCCATTAATGATTCTGTGTGTATTTATTATTATGAGTGGTACAATGATGATGGGAGTATTAAAAATAAGTATATTGAAATAAAAGGCGACCAACAGTATGATATTCCATTGCATTTACTTCAGATGTTGGTATTCGCCCTCACACAACAACCTTTAAAAATAACCTTACCATGAAAACAGACACACTCGGAGCAGTAGCCATAATATCAATGGCGGTAATTATAATCGCCCTTGCCTCAATGAAACATTGCGGATCCAACCAACACCGACCACAAGTTAATGCGGATTCGTTGATATTCGCTAATAAGATATTGAGTAAACAATACGGCATGATGTCAGCCGAAGCACAGGCGCAAGGTTTAAGAGCATCACAAGCCGAAATGAAAGCGAGGCAAAGAGACACTATTTACATTACCCGGACTAAAACGATTTTTAAGTCAGCCCCCGACACCTGCCAACCTTATTTAATAGCCATGCAAAATGAGTGCGATACGTTGATCGAGATGCACAGAATGGTTTCATTGGCTAAAGATACCTTACTTGCGATAAAAGACAGCATTATAGTGAATAGAAATAGTGTTATTGCGAATGATAGTGTTATTATTGCCAAATCCGATGCTGCTAAGAAGAAAGCCGAAAAACAAGCCAAACGCTCTAAGTTCATCACTAAGGTAGTCGGCATCGCTGCTGCTGCGCTGTGGTGTTTAGCTTTGGTTGGTCGGTGAATTAACATAAGATTAGCGAAAGTTTTCCCAATTAACCACCTACAAACCAAACAATTAATCCTTTCGTATTTTGCCACATCAAATTAATTCCTTACCTTTACCGCACGTTTTCATAGTTGATTTATTATTTCAGCCCCCTTGCAGAGATGTGAGGGGGTTTTTAAAAAGAGAGAGGAATGGAAGAATCTACAACAAAAGACAAAATAGATGGCATAATATTTTCACTACCATTTGAAGATAAAATTAAATGTTGGGAACTTATAGAACAATTAATAAATCAACCTGTTCCGTATCAGCTATGCCCAAAATGTAACGGGCAAGGTCAAGTATCAAAACCTCCGTATATTGCGGGTGATGTTCATGAGTGGACAAGCAGCAGCTGTATATTTACTTGTGATGTGTGCAATGGTAGTAAAATAATTCCAATGCACCTAACAAACCAAACCCCCACTAAACAATAGTGAGGGTAATAGGTGCAACCCCGCGGGCGGATAAAAGTAAGACTTGCCAGATTGATTTCCTGCTTATTCGGCTTTTTCAGATTTCGCTCCTGTCTAAATTCTGACACAAACCTACACATTATTTTCTGAACTTGCAAATAAAATTAAAGCCCTCGCAAAATAAATTACAAGGGCTTTTTCTGTCTGTATATTAATGCCTACGTCCTAAAATCGTTTTTGAGCTTTACATTCCAACGATTTCAATAACCGAATGTAACCAATCTAAATGCGAGGCTTGTAGTAGGCTCGTGCAGTCTTGTTAAATAACTGCTGCAAATATAATCAAAGTTTTTTAACCTGCAAAATTATTTTATAAAAAATTAAAGCCCAGTTAAAAACCGAGCTTTACACCATCATTGATACGCTTAATGTGTTAAGCCTCTTTATTTTCAGTAAACTTCGTTGCTAACTTGAAACCGCCAATAAGCGCACCCCAAGCCGCAATTAAATCTGTTGCTGTATCAGCATCCACTTTACCTTTAGCACGTAGCACAATAACAACCAATGTTCCCAATGGTGCTGCAATGTATAGTAACACATTCGCTATCGCTGCTAATTTCTTGTTGTCTGGGGCTTGAAACTTCTCTAATATCTTTGACATTTTACAGTGTTTTTAAATCGTTTAACCTCCTTTTGATGAGCGCAACTGCTAAGTAGTATGGCTGCTATCATTATCCGAATCATCATAAATTCCAAGTGCTATTAATACTACTATTGCCACGTCTTTAATCATTTTAGTAATCTCTTTAGCCTGCTTCCAAAACACATAAAACAGCATCACTATTACTGCCGTTGCAAGCAATGTAATTAAGGCGATTTGCCTTGCTGCTACTATTTGTTCGTTGGTCATTTATCACTATGCTTCTTACCTACTTTCCATGATGCCCAAATAGAAAATGCAAGGGCTACAATTTTAAATATCTGATATGTTGATTCGGTCATTTGCGTAAATGTAATATTGGCAAACCAATCTGTTACCCATATCCCTGCTTGAATTATAAGACTTGCTAATAATAGCAATAAGTTATTATCGTGTGAGTGGTCGTGGTGTGGCATCATAAATTAATTTTTATTTTCGTGTTCAAATACTCTTGTAATTTCTGCGTAGTTTGGCATGGTTAAAATGTTTATTTGTTTTTATCGTGTGTAAATTTAGGTAAAGTTTCTAAAAACGCAACAACGTTTTCTTCATTTGGTTTTGATTTTTGATATTCGATTACCATTTTGCAAGTAGAACGCCACCAATCAAGTAATGCTGTGGCCTCCTCTCCAAAATCTTCATCATTAACCCATACAAGCACCTCGCCAAGTGACATATAATCGTGCTTTTTTAATGCCTTTTCAAGCATTTCATTATGAATTTTATTGATAGGGCTTTCATAAATAATTTCTTTTTCATCAATCACCCATGATTTACGCCCATCGCCTTGTTGTTTAAATCTTATTGTCATTGTTATATAGTTACTTGAATTAATCCACTTATTATCCATGATGTTGGATTTGAACTCCAAGCTGGTGTTGTTATTTTTATTACATAATTATCTGTTGTATTAACCGCTATTGATAAGCCGCTAAACAATGTTTTTAGTGAGCCGCTTGCCCCGAAATCAGAGGTAAAAGTACCTATTGATGTGTCCGTTGCAGTTGATGTATTTCTTAAATAAATATTTACAGTTTCGCTGCTTCCGTTATTTGTTTGCAATAAATTAAATGAAAATTCTGTAACATTGCCCGCTTTAGTAAACTTGAACTCCCTGCGTGTTGTGGTTGTCCCCATAACATCTCCAATAATTCCAAAATGGTAACTTGTTGAATCGGCTGGTGATGTTAATGCGTATGATTGAACAAATACTGCGTAGGTGTCTGATAAAGCATCTAACTGCGTTTGAATAGCACTTGTTACCCCTTTAACATAACTCAACTCTGTTAAACTTGGCTCTGTTGTTGTATCAAAATGAGTAGGTATTCCGTTAGCATCTGACTTTAAAGCCCTTGATGCTGTTATTGCAGATATATTGCCTCTGTTCCCACTTCCATCTGATGCCGTTAGTCTATAATTAGCACCTGCGGCTACATCTAACTTGCTTGATAATGCTGTTCCGCTATCTTTAATTAATTTACCTGTTGTACCATCGAATAAAACAATGTTGTTATTAACTGCTGATGCTGGGCCAACTACATCGCCTCCACCGCCCCCGCCTCCAATATAACTAACAGTAAACGGTGATGCCATTAAGGTAACTACTATCCTATCGTTTGCAGGGTCATAGCGGCTATGATAATTGTCTGCACCATCGCTAAATATTGTGCTTGGATAAGTGTTGTTATATAGGAAATCATAATCGGGTGATGCTGTGTAATCTGCTCCTGTTAAACCTGCTTCAATGGTGGTATTTTTAAGATTGTCACCAAATATGAAGCCTGAAGATTGAGCCATAATGGTGTTGTTTACACAATCATCTCCAAACGTATTTGAACTTGCCCTTTGGTATAATGTGTTTCTCTGAAATCCACTACCTGTAATTAACAACGATTGAACGCCTTGATAAAATGTGTTTTTTTCTGATGACGCTCCTAATGTTGTGTCAGTCGGTAAGCATCCAATCCACGTATTATCATCAGTATCAAAAATAATTCCATTGGTCAACGTATTCGTAGCCACATCATAATAAACCGTTCCCGAATAATTGGCATCAATTACCGTTCCTGTTTGGCTTAGCTGCGAAACTGATTCAGCCATAATTGATATGACTAATGGAGCATCGGTTACTACATAAATCGTTGTAGTGCTTAAATTATTACCTGTTTGTAATGCTAATAATGCTACTGCTGTTATTGGGGTGGTGGTGGTGTTGCCACTACCTGCAATCGCTGTGAATACATCGGTGTTAATATCATATACTCCCGTTTCGCCCGTATTCACATCCAAAGCGAAATCGAATAGTATAAACGCGCTCTCGGCACAAACTTGTAATAGTTTTGTGGCACCAACGGCATCGCTTACTTGATAAAACTTATTTGGTACTAACTCACCCGAGCCCATTGCGCTTAGTGTTTCGGTACGTGTTTTTTCTTCGTTATAATAAGCCGAAAGCATTTCGTTTTCCGAGTTGGTCCCGACATAACCATTGGGTTGGTCTTTGTCGCTAAGTATATTGGGGCTGCTATCGAGTAAATTTACAAACCTATCCTGCGCGTTTTGACCTGTGATGAAGTTTACTAAGTTATTATAGATATTACTTACAATATCGGTGAACATATTCGCTCTATTCTTCTGTGCCATTGGTTAAGGTATATCAAATGATTCATCAAAACTGTTATCAAAACTTGCACCGTACACAACTGCAGGTGCGCAAACAAATACACCATCTGGAATTGAATACTCCAATGGCATATTATCATGTGTCCACTTGTAATTCAATAAGAAATTAACCTCATCTTTTAATGAATTCACAACGGGATTGGTAGCAATTAATGTTCCCGGTCGCTGTGAAATTCGCATGATGGTTTCCGAACAAAACGCAATGTAAAAATTGCGTGATCCTGTTATTGAATTATAGTGTGCTAAATTTTCTATATAGTCGGGGTCTTTGTAGTTTACTTCAAACCCGTATGCCATCAAAGTTTCTTCGGACCAACCAAAACCGCGCGTTGTTATCGGATTCCCTCCGTTGTACTCGCCTTGCGTTTGAGGCAATACAATAATAAAGCCTCCAGTTATGCCCGTTTGCCAATACAATGGGTTTTCTGGGTCTGTCATTAGTTGCTGATAAAACGTTTTATGTATCAAAGCAACCGAACGGACACGCGCTAATTCAACACCGCACCCACATGCTGAATGTGATTCTATGGTATCGCAATTTGATGGATAGTAAGACATAGTAAAAAAAATATAACTGCTGGCTTACGGGCCATAACAGTTAATTAAACAATAATACAAGTGAATAAATTGTCCGGTGTTGTTTCCTCTTCCGGGAAGTTGTCAGATGTCCACTTAACCTCAACATCCCATGTACGCTCAACCTTTAAATCGTTTGCGATTGGGTTTTTAGGTACAATGGTGCAAGGCTCATCGGAGATAGCCAATACTGATTCACTTCTGAATGCAACGTGAAAATTACGCGAGCCTTTAACCGAATTAAAATGGTCGCGGTTTCCTACATAGTTCGGGTCTTTAAATGATAACATAAAGGTGTAACTGTTAAGTTGTTCCTCTGTGTCGCCATAGCCCTGCCCCATGTTTGGAGTTCCACCATCAAATTCGCCTTGTGTTTCTGGGTAAACGATAATCGCTCCCGCATTGATGCCGGCATTCCACAACGCAATATCTTCAAAATCTGCCGATAAGGTTGGGTAGTAGCTTTTGTTTATGAATGCAACACCTCTGACGCGAGATAACTCAACGCCACATGTGCCGCATGAATGGTCAACGATTACTTCATCGCAACCGGATGGATAATATGCCATGATTTTTAATTTTTAGCAATCGCAAATCACTGTGCATGACCTACGATATGTTTGTTTGATTTCGTATCGCACCGCTATAAGTGCATGCTCTAAACCGACTCTCACATCGGCAACAGTACATTCCTCTCTTGCAATCAAAGACGAATTCATTTCAGTTTCCGTTAACTCGAATGTGCAATCAAATATATCAATGCTCTCACACACCAATTTACTCAATACACTTGGAATTTTTGAAACAAATATATCCTTGATAGTCTGCGCGGACTGCCTTGTTTGCGCTCTGTTTGCGTAAATGATAAGGCTAACTGGCGTTATTTCCTCAACTTTATCTAATTTATCGCCAAAATTGTACTCAATCACTCGCAATCTTGACATTTGACTGCGATGGTACCAACTTATTTTGTATTGATCCTCTAAAAAACAATTCCTCACTTCGCCATTATCTTGAACAATGCCAGGGTAACGTTTATCGCCATCGTAATAAAACTCAGCCAATCCAAATGCCTTACTTGGCGCAAATGGAAACGCGTTTAAAATAGCGTTATCAACTTCGGTTATTACTGATTTTAAATTCATGCGTTCATCAATGCTATTGCTGTGTTTTGGGCTACTAATTGGGTGAGTTCCTTTTCAGATTCAGTTAGTTGGAATATTTCACCATATTGGTTTTCTAAATGTTTTATTTTTTCATCATTGTATGGGCTTGCGTTGCCTATCGTATAACCGTTTTCGGTGGCTTTTAGCACATATCCGTTCTCTAACTGCCTCGTTAATGAAGCAATCACATCGGGGTCACTTGTTCGGTTATATGGTGGCTTTTGGCGAAGTTTCAAGTACGAGTTACTATATGTCCCTATTGCGCTACCATCGCTTTTTTTACCATCAACATGAATTCTGTTTCTAAACTCCGGCAATACAGCAACAGCCGCAGCTCTTGAAACGGTTTCGGGGTTATCCAACTCACGAAACTTTGCAAGGATGTTGCCGATTACGAATGGTATGTTTGAGGTTATTTCCATTTATAAAAACGTGTTTGGCACTATAATTTTTTTTACTACTTTGTTTAATTCTTTTTTTATATCGATAACCTTTTCAGTAAGCAATGAATCATCAAGTTGATTGTATCTGTTATATATAAAATCAAACTCCTCTTGAAACATTACTATTGCCTCCTCCTTTGTTTTCCCAAAAGAATATATACAGAATTTATTATTATTTGCAAGAAAGTATTTTTCACATGTGATTTCAACTTTTATAGGCTCTAAAAGTTCATAATATAAATTTTTATAAACTATCTTATGTAATAATACATTTTCCATATTATTACGGTATCTGAGTAAATACTTGTACTTGGCTATTGCACTCTAAACATGCATCACATTCTAACTTGATGCCGCCTAAAGCGTTTTTCAATGCTTCTTCATAGCGCAAATTGTAAAGGTCGATTAACTCTTTTGCTTCTTCACGTTTAACGGATGTGTAGAAGTTAATTCGCTCCGAATACATGCGCTCGGTCATTAATTCAATGCCTAACGCGTACCAAAACGCCTCTGCAAACAACAAACGATTAGCGCAAATTGCGCTGTCATACTCACAGCCTAATGTTACAACTGCTTGTAAAGAATTTATTGTTGTGTTATATTGTAACGTTCCCGTTACCGCGCTTGTGCTGCTTTCAAACCCGTTAATCTGTCCGCAATTCGTACCATAGCACTCATCAAAACAACCTTGGAAGATGCCGTTTGAGTCGTTGCTTTGAAACGTTACTCCGTTAATGTTGGTGTCTAAAAATCCAATCCCTAAAATCGGGCAATCGAACTTTAATAATATGCTGTATTCATTCCAACCTTGCACCATATCGGCTACGGTTAAGGTTTTAGTGAATAGAATTTCCTTTGATAAATAATTGAAGAATAACACATCAATAGTCGTTGCCGTTGTTGTGCTTGATTTGTAGAATCTAATTCTGTCAATCGTTGTGGTTTGTAGTGGTGATATTTTCCAATTCTCTACGTATGAATAAGCGGAACTTATTAAAAGTCCTTTGAACTTATCATCGCTTGTAGCAACTGTTTCGCTGCCGAAAATATCAACCGTCCTGCGCACTCGTTTAATGTCATAGCGCGTTGACATATAGCTGATGATCTGATTTTTCAATCTTGCTTCGGCACGTTCATTGATAGAGTCCCAAAGCCCTATATAGTTTTGTTGCTCACTATTGGCAACTTGCTCAAATGACTTCAAAGAAATGCCGGGCAGGCTGTTCAAAGAATAAACAGCCTGCGGCACCTCTGTAATGGAGCAACCGTTAAGTTTTATTAATCCATCAAAGCAACTCATTCTATTAAGAGTTTGTTGCAGTGTAACGTAAACTTCCGTTGTTGCCGGTTAAACGATCAGATGCTTGGTAGGCATCACTTGGAATTTGCCATGGAGCGAAATTCTTCTTCATAATTAAAGACCAACCTCTCTCCAATGTTACTTCTTCATATCCTACGGTTGTAGTTGTAGGGCAATCTAAGTATTTGAATTGGAAGTCGATGTTTAACATTCTTAATAAGCCATCTGAACCTGGCATTTCAACCGGTACCGGCATATTGAAGAAGTAAGATGTCCCTTTTGGCTGATTCACAGCGGCACGCCATCCTACATACTCATCTAATTGAACAAGTCCGAATGTTCCCGGCATGAATACACCGAATTGATTGCTACCCCATGAAGTTGCAGCGTTCAAATCGTAGTAGTAATCCATGTTCCCTGAAGCAGCGTTGTTGTTCAACGGTGAATTTTGAGTCATAGCAGGGTTTTGTGACTGAATGAAAGCAGAATCAACAAGACCACTACCAACAACCTGCGGACGTCCTTGCCCTTCGTTTGCGCGGTAGTCAGATAAAACTTTAGTCCATCCCTCGCTAAACAAGTTAACAGTAGAGTCATCATTGAAGTTAACAGCCGTGGCGGTGTTTGCACCCGTTACAACGTTGGTTCCCCAAGTGATACCTGATAACAATGTTTGGTCGATTTTGGCAACGAATCCCGGCAATGCTGCCATTAATCCGGCCAAGTGCTCTTCCATGAAAGATGATGGTGCTTTACCCATTGCAACTGAACGAGATGCCTCGTCACAGTAACGTGCAATAGTTTCATCATTGAAATGCAAACCAAATTTAACAACCGAAGTTGTGTCGATAGTGATTTCGTCATACGCTTGAACTAAATCAATGTCGCATGAATCGCTTGTTTGCATTTGTGATGGGGTCGTACGGGTGTAATATTTAAGGCGTAAATCCTTAATATGTCCGTTTACATTAGCCAAGTTGAACGGGTCACCTATTGGCTTTGCTTGTGCTCCTTTTTCGAGCATCATTTTTAAAAATCCCGATGGGATAATTTTATGTTCTGGTGCGTTTTCGCCTACAACATATTTCATGTGTAGTAATAACGCGGGGCAATAACCTAATGCCATGATATTATAAGTTTTGTGCCTAAGATTTCAGCATGTCGTCTATGTGTGACATTGCATCTCTTGAGGCTGCGTTTGTTTTAGGAGGTTGTTGTCCTCCCGGTGGCGGTGTTGGTGGATTACCTCCTCCATTACCAGATACTTTTAAGAACTTATTATCGGCTAATGCCATGTCTGTGAGAGTTGAAAGGTCGAGTTCCTTTCCGTCCTCAAATATACGAATAGTTTCGTCACTTTTCTTAAATAATTTTAATTTTCCATCAACTTTTTTTATAACTGCCTCTTTTTCAGCAAGTTTTTTATTCAGAAACTCACGTGCAATCTTTACTTCTACCTCATTATCAAACTGTCCAGGCAATGGTTTGCCGCTTAAAATACGTTGAATTTCTAACTCAGTAAACTCCGTTTCGTATTTATTTGTGATTGCTGCAATAGCTTCTTCCTTTTCTTTTGCCGCGTCAGATGTGATTTTCGATAACTGCGCACTCAAATCGTTTATTTTCTTTTCGAGTTCGGCCTTGTCGCCTTTGCTTCCACTTTCGGCAGCCTTTGATTTTAGTTCTGCTATTTTCTTTAATGCTACTTCTACTTTATTATAGGTATTAGCATCTTTAGAAATCGCATCAATAGTTTCATCATCCGCGCCTAAGTCTTTTAACCACTTTGGTAGATTGTTATTGAACGGGTCCAGCGCCTCCGCTTTGTAATGTTTCTTGATTTCAATATTGTTTTTCGCTTCTGTCATTCCCATTAATGATGTGAGCGAACTGTCCACATCATCCGGCACTTCAAGCATTAGTTCTTTTTTACCGATTAATTCGCGGTAAGCCTCAGAGTTTAAATCGTAATTCGCTTTTGTAAGCAACTTTTTAATTGTATCAGCTAATATAGCCATGTTTTATATGTATTAAGTTAATAATTAATTCGTTTATCTTCCACCTCCGCAGCCCTTGCAGCCACCTTTAGGTCTTGGTCTTGACTTTGACATTATTTCTTGGTTTTTGGGGTTGTTGTTTCCTCTTGCGACTTGGCTAATAGTTGCATTAACATTTTATTTTGCTCAATCAATGTGGCCATCAAATCATTGTTTTGCTGCCCTTTCTTTTTAGGCGGGTGCAATACTTCATACGCTTCGGCAACGCCTAATTTTGCGGCTTCTTCACACGAAAGTTCAACGGTTTCAATCGTGTACTTTTCGCGTTTGTCTTTGTTCAATACCTGCCTTTTTTCTTCGTGAAACGCACGATTTGAACGGTTGTTAGGAATGTAATTAACTACGCCTTTATAATCTGTGATTTTTAGCAGCGTAAACGTTGGTAATTGTGTCGGATTTGTGTCCATGTTTGTTTTTATTTAATTGGTTTGTGCAAACTTACTAATTATTTGTTTAGGTACCAAATATGTTGGTATCGGGTACGATTGATGGCCGCAGTTATAACCACCTCGGTACGTTTGAAAGTTACTTACATTAGTATCATCAATCATTCCTTGTGGCAATCCCGTTTTATCGTATATTTTACCTTTCATTTCTTTAAATTCGGCAAAGTTCCCTTTAATAATTTGAGGTAATTCGGATCGGTGGTAATATTGTTTTTGTGTTAATGCCTTGCAGAATGTTCGCGTTGTTTTTATGTTACTGCCAACGTAACGAAACCACTCCCATCCCAAATCAGAACTGATTACTTGATTAACCGTTGCAGTGTATTGATGAATGGCATCCGTTGTGATTAGTTTTGTGTACTTAACCAAAGCGCCATCAATCTGTCCCGCGGGCGAACTATATCCGTTAATGTAATTGTTTAATTCTTTGCTCAACTGTGAGTAACTGCCTCCCGTTGTAACGTAGGTGTTAATCATCTCGCGCACTGGTGTGATTAAATTCTGATTCATTCCCGCTTCGGTCAATCCATCCAACACAACCGATATTGATTGTTGTTTAACCGCTTCAACCACTTTAGGTGGTTTGAATTTCTTTTCTAATGCTTTGAAATAGGCGTAATTTAATTGATTAACCTTGTCGTATAACTTAGCAAACTTTGAAACGCTTTCTAAATAGTCTGAATCATCAAGTATTATGGCTTCTAAATCGCTTTTTAAATCCGATAAGAGTTTGATATTCTTAACCGAATTGGTGATGGTATCGCCTTGAATTATCAACTCCTTTTGAAATATTAACAACCTGCGATAAATCTGTTCCTGGATTTTTGGCATTGCCTCGTTCCAAGTAATCAAACCATCGTCAATGGCTTTTAAAACGGCTTGTATTTCTTTATTCGCTTGCGCCACCTAATAAAGTTTTCGCTAATTTATCTTTTGTTGAAATATCCTTTAATTTTTCATCAGCAAACGTTGACAATACTTTCTGCTTTTCAACTTTAGTCAAGCTATGAAAGTTTTCGTTTTCGCTGTAAGCCCTATCAATGAAATCAAATATATACGTGCTTGTGATGGCATCCTGCTTTGACATTAATTTGTTGCTCACTAAATAACCTTTTTGCTCATCGGATTTACCGCTTGCAGGATCAAGACTAAACGCATCTTTCATTTTATTTTGAAGCATAACGTCATTTGGGAATCGTTTTTTAATGTACTCTAACTCCATTTCAGAAAGTACAGCATCGTTCAATGTGCTATCTTTAGCCGTTTTAATTTCTTCAACGATTAACTGTGAGCCAATAATATCAAACGTATTCGGCACAATACACTTTGGCACCATAGCGCGAATGTCGGCATCGGTTGGATATATTTCAATATAACGCCACTTTGCGCATAAATACGCGATTTTTTCCATGATTTGACCCATATCTGAGGCAACACCGTAGAATGTATTGTTGGTTTCATCCCTGTCATAAGCCTTTGCAACACCGCTTTGAGCCGTTGGCATAACTTCTAAAAACTGCATGTTGACTGCGGCTAAGGAACGGTAGCGCATTTCGTTGATACGTCTGTCCTGCAACTCTGCAATTTCTGTTTGTTTTTGAATGTAGCCCATTGGAGGCGTTGGTGGTGCTTGTTCACCTAACTGCGATTTTGTAGGTCTAATGCGCAATGTTTCGAATGGTGAAACGGGAATCTGACCGCCTTTGCATCTCATGTTGGTACATGGTACTTTATCATTGTCTTTAATCAAGTAACCAACACCGCTACAAGTTGGGCATTGTTCATCCTGCCATATCCAAACGGTTGAATGAATGTGTTGCGTTATCTCAGCACGTAAATCGCTAAACTCAATCGTTGCTACGTTTAGCCATGGCAACATTGCCTTAAATCGGCTTTCGTATTCACGTTTTAATTTATATTCTTCTTCAATAACACCACCTAAACTAAATCCGGGGAATATGCCCAAATTATGAGGCGTTTCTTCAACAAGTTCATAGCCTTTATTGTTCTTTTTGCGCTTCCACTTGGACCAACTGAACTTATCAATAGAATATAAAATATGTTCCTTTTCATCCTCGCGGTAAACGATTGAATGATTTTCGTAATAGTATAGAATTTTGTCGCTATTGATAATATAAGGTAGTGGCTTTCTGTATTCGGTTGGTATCGATACGGCTTCCGACCATACAATACACACGCCATTAGCGTCAATAATGTACTGTTTTAAACCAACTTGAAACGCCCAATTCATTAACGATTTGCTTTGCGTAAAATGGTACGTTAAATACGTTTCTAAATCTTCTTCCTTTGATATTTTCGGCCATACGTTCGGTGGATATTTTAAATAAAACCCATCCGCGCGTTGTATTTTATTGAGCGCGTTTAACACCCTGTCGAACACTTCAGCGAATACGGGTTGATACGTTTCCTCCCTGTATTTCTTTACAATTTCATGCTCATTCGGTCGCTGTTTGTCAATCAATTCTTTTGGATACTCTGAATCGGAATAATACTTAAAGTTTTTATATTCGCCATCATGCACATGGTCGTGTCGTGATATTTCAAAAATATCTTCAGCAGTAAACTGAATGATTTTGTTTTCGGTTTCCATTTAATAGGTGTGTCTTTCGGGTGCCCAACGTTTTTTAGGCTGTTGTAAGAATTTATATCGCATATTCATTCTATTTGCATGAATCTGCACAAGGTTGTTATATGTAGTTAGTTGTACTTCATGTATTCTGTTGCCGCCAATAGACACGCCACAATAATCGTCTTTGATGTCCTTTAAGCGCATTATTTTTTTTGAGTCCATTGGCCAAAATGTAGGGTGCCAATTATCTTGATGACAGTCTGTACCAAGTTGGCACATCGAAATCCAAAGCGGTAATTCATCAGGTATGCATCCAGCAAACTCAATATTTTTTACTCTGATGTTTTCAAAGTTTTCAACCCACTTTTTAAATAGCGGATGTCCTTTTTTCCACCAAATAAACTCGCTGTGCACGTTCCAAATGCGCTCGTTTGTAAATCCAAAAGCCTCTTTTACTTCCAACAAGTTCGCCCATTGTTTTGAATCCGGTGTGATTTTATCGCTGTCGTAAGGCGTGAATCCACTGTTTTTAATAGCGAAATCAATACCTTTTAATTCGTTGATAATCTCGTTAATCTTACCGTTATTAATCATAATAACATCGGCATCAATAAATAGTGTATAATCATAAGGTGTCAACTCATCCATGTGCGCCTTGGCTTTAATAAAGCACGTTTGATTATCGGCTAAAGTATAGCAATGTGGCTCAATCGTTTTAATGTCGGTGAATAGTTTTCGGTAATCGTCATCCAATCGCGTAATCGTTTCAAGTTGAGTAACCAATGTAATCGGTAACTCACACCCATTGGCACGTAATGACATGGCAAGGTTGGCCGCCATGCATCCGTAGTTCTTGTGTCCTATTGCTATTAAGAGTATGCCTGTTGTCATCCACAATTAGAATTAAAGTTATTAAATGGCGTTTCAAAGATAGTAAAATCTGCCGGCCAAAGGTTAACGTTTTGCATAATAGTTGGAAAATCATTGTTGTATTCATCCTCAAAGCGACACCCAAAACCGTTTATGTTTGGGTAATCTTCGGGAACAAATCGCAAGTCATCATGGTTTAATGCTACGACTAATTTTTGATGAACGTCTTCGCCAACCATGTCAATATATCCCTTGTAACCTTTGCTTAAACGTGCTGACAATAATTCACGAGTGCCATCTGAACGAACATAAACGTTTTTATCTGATTGAACAATCGGCTCTTTAAAATATATCGGCAAACGTATTGCATTATAGCGTGTTGTGCCGCTTAAATCGTAATAGAATCCAAACGCATCGCTTGAATTGTAGTACCTTATTTTACTTGTCAAACACTTATCATTGATTTTTTTGAAGCATTGATTTGAAACGAAATACGTTAACTCAACCTCTGCCGTTCCTACCACTAAACCAAGCATGAAACAATCACCATCGCTTAACCCATCGGTTAATGTGCTGCTGCTGAAACCGAAGTAAACATTATAAATCGGAGTAGTCCCTCCCGAAAGCCCAACCTGCTCAACTGTTATTGCAACGCCTGTCACTTGTGAGCCTGTGCCATCAATAATTCGGCTAACTACTATATTATTTTCGTCTAACACCTCGCTTGAAATGATATTGGTTTGAAATAACAAATCCTTTTCATCATAAATCGGGTAGCAGAAATCTTTTTGAATGCCACACTCGGTATTGGTGATGAAATAATCCGCACCCTGGTCGTTGGCTATGTTGTAAAATGTTACAAAGCTGTTGTCTATATTAGAAATTACTTTTGCCATTATCGTCTAATTAATAATTTAAAACTTGCTAATCCTACGTTTGGATCATGATTCATTTCAACAATGTTTCCGGTATAGGTTTCGCTAAAACAACGAAAACGAATTGCTCCGTAAACGTCTGCCTTTATCGCCTCAAATTGTGCCATTGTTAAAGGCGCGTCAAATGTGGCATATATTGTTTTCCAAATTGGATTTTCATAATATCCACCACTTGCATCGCTGATTATTGATGTGTCAATCGTTACGTTTTCGGTAATTGGTTGGTTCTCTATTTGGCAGGTTGATGTCATTTCGCCCGTAGCGATATAGTTACCGGTGCCGCTTGTGAATATCAACTGTTCATTCGCAACTGTTGGTTGTGCTGCTGCTATTGATTTAAACCATCTTAATAAATTCCTTATGGGTGTCAATACATAATTCATTCGCGTTGTAGGAGAATAGATATTAGCCGCGCCAACGTCAATACCTTGTACTGCAAACAGAAATCCGTCATCATCGGTGAATGAATTGATAATAAACAAATCGTCATCGTAACGCCAATCGCTTGTACCTGTTTTCGCTTGTGATTTCCTGCGCGTAACTTCAATCGTGTAACCTGCCGAAATTATATCAGCCATGAGGTCCAACTCAGTTGGGTTGGTATCAATATTTCTTCGGTATTGCCTTTGGGTGTTGGTTTCATCTAACCCGTTGTATTCCTCGGCTTCCCATTTGTTATATCCAACTGTAATCGTTCCGTAAATCAAATCCTTTGCAGTTGTAAACGTGGCTTTGTTAACCAACCCAACATCGGCAACAACGTTTGACTTGTAAAAGCCATCGATACGCGCTATTTTTAACTCGGTTTCGTTATTGTCAAAGCCCCAACCCATGTTGAATATTTTGCGGCATTGCTCAAACATCCATTCAAAGTTTGTAAATAGTTTTGGAACACTCGGCTCGGTAACTTGTCGTATAAATGAGCCTTTAGTTATTGAATAAGCATCTAAACATTCACGAAATTCATCATCAATAGTTACCGTTGGGCAATCTTCATCCATGTACGCGGTTGGTAGCCATTCTAAAAGGTCGGGAAGTTGGACGGATTGGGCTGTGGTGGGTTCACAATTTGAGTTCAACGTCATTTCGATTTTGGTCGTGTCATCGAAATCAATATTAAAATCTACCAACCTAATACTAAACCCATCCCAAACTAATCGCTCAACAAAACATTCAAAAAAGTACAATAAATAATCGGCATCGGTGTAAGATGGCGTGTCGGCATAGGCCTTATTAAACGCCAATGACTGAGGCGAACCGCTTGTGCATGCTATCGTTCCAATGCTGTTAGTATCGATTAATGTTAACGTTCCCGTTGTTGAGTTATACTTGAATAGCTTTAAAATCGGGGTTATTTCGCCATCAAAATTGGTAAATTCAACATTGAACGTTCCTTTCATTATTATATCAAATGTCGCATCATTATCAATGCAATTCAACGGGTCTGTTGTTCTATTCCAAATCGTTAAGTATTGACCAAACGACTCAAATGATGCTGCGGGTGCTGATGCAAATGCTGACGCAACACTAACGTTGCCGCTTGATGTTGGCACTAATGATATTCCATTTAGGTTAAACTCCCCAATCTCTTGTAAGTTATTAGCGGGGACAACGGGGCAAAAACTAAAGAAATAAAACGCGCTTGCACCAAATGGCTGAACTGTGCCGTTGCCGCTATTCGTACCTAAATTATACGCTTTGTTTTGCAATAACACGTCTTGCCCCTCAATATTCAAAATATCAAACGACATCGGGCTTATTGCTTGACCATCAAAGTTTTCGTCACTTAAAACGTCAACATCCTGCCCGTAACGCGATAGAAACACATCAGTACATTTCGCGGCTGTTATGGTACATTTTATGTAGCAGAAATCATCACAAACGCGCTCAAATGTATTGAAATCAAACGCGCCTCTGAAATACTCTGTGTAATCATCTTCGCCCTCACATTTGTATTCAATTAGCAATTCTAATTGAGCATTTGCGCCATCTGTGTTGTAAAGTGAATATAGCAAATCGTAAGCATCATCAATCCATTGAAAACCTGCGGTATCAACGGTTGAAAAAATGCCATGGTGTATTAGGTTTCGTGTTAAACTAAACCCCACGCCATCCCAACCTACGGGCTCGTCAATAACCGTTTCAGTTGTATCTGATTCTATGAATGTCCACTTCCACTCCATTAGTTTTTCAGTCTTAATTTAGTGTTTCTGAATTCGGTAACGTTATTTTGTTTGGTTATCCATTTTTTTAAACCGTTTTCGTCAACTGATAAATTTAATGAGGCTTTATTTTTAGCCATTATTTTATCAAGTTTTACATAATCAATCCCCTGCTCTTGTTGGTTGCCTTTAGATTGAAATTGTGCTGCTAAATCAAACGTGCCATTAGCTAAAGCAGTTAATATATTATTCGCAAACGTTGGCTCAACATCTCGGTTATGAATTGCGCTCAATGCAGGAAAGTAATCTGAGTTAATTCCAGCAGGGACAACGCGCTCGCCATGTGACAACATCGCAATGTTATCATCACTCGTCCCCGTTCCTTTGCCGACTAAAAACTCTGTTCCTTCAGCAAATTTAGGGATGGGTGTTGATTGTATAATGGCAACTTGGGCGGCTGTTTGAACGCCAACTGCTGCTGCTGCTGCTATACCTGCTGGCGTGAACCCTAAACTTGCTAATGTTTTACCAACTGCTAAAGCACCGTTAATAATAGCTTGACTTATATCGGCTTGCCTTTGTGTTTCCCACGCTTGCTGCTTAATTCTTGCCTCCTGCATTCTGTAACGTTTCTCAATCTGCAATCGTTGAGCATCAGTTAAATTTTTATTGCTCAATTCGGCTTCTCTCTGTTCATCAAGTGCGCTAATGATATTGTCGGTTTCCTCTTTGCGTCTGTTGCTGTTTATGGTGAATATTGTGTCGCTAACGACTTGGGCTTGGTCAATGGCGAACTTGCTCCACATTTCGGATTGCTCTTTTTGTTGCTTTGCGGCATCTTCTTGTAGTTTCTTAATTCTTGCGAGCCTTAACGTCCACGCCAATACTGTATTTTCGGTTACATTTGCCTCTGTTTCTGTGCTAAGGTCCTCATACTTATTAAAAAACTCTTGGTATGCTGCTAATTGATCATCTAATAAAGACTGCTGTAATATTTTTTCGTTTTTGGTTAACGACTTGTCGAGTTCAATTTGTGCTTTTTTAAGCCTTGTTATTTCGGCATAATACTTGATTTTCTTATCGACATCGGCAGTTTCTCTCAGTAGTATTTCATTACTTGCGATTTCATCACGAATTTGACGTAATTGGTCTTGATACACCTTGTCATTTGATTGCTTTTTAATTTGACGTAAGCGTTCTTGGTGTTGACGTATTTTTTCCGCTTCGGCAGCCGCGTATTTGTCGCGAGTTTCTTGTTGTTTTCTTAAAAAATAATCATCCTCAACTGCGACCGCGTTTTGATACGCCTCTTGGGAAAGTGTTTTATTCCTAAACTGTTTATCAAGTTCATTTAATTCCTTTTGATGGGCAAGTTTATTAACTAACAATTCTTTTTCTAAGCCATCTTTAATCATTGAAATTCTTTTGTCATTGGCTTTCATCCTTGATGCAGCATCACCCTCCAATGCTTTATTCATGTCATCGGCACTTTCACGCGCATCATCCATTGTAATAACCAAATAAGCCAATCCTGCAACCAATAAACTAATTCCTGCTGTTGCTGCGGCTGTACTTGCTGCAATAGTTACGCCCAATGCACGTGAACTGATTGCAGCCGCCTTTTGCGCACCATCCAAAACCATTGTTTTCAAAGCCCCCTCAGTAGTAGCAATATTCGCCAACTCTTGAACGCCTTGCAACAATGCCATGGCTCCCTGCGCTTGGGCTAATGTTTTCGTTAACTTTTCATTCTCCGTTCCAAACAAAGCGGCTGCGCCTGCAGCAACCGAAGCGGCTGCGGCTACGCCTCTGAACGCGGTTACAACTGCATCAATGCGCTTGGTATCTGATGCCAATGCTTTAACCTTATCATTAACATCGCCAATCTTGTCCTGTAATTCTGCGGCTCTTTTTGTGGCTTCGCGCAGTTCCTTTTCACCTAATGCCCCACTTGCGATTTGCGCCTTGAGTTCTTTTAGCTCTTGCCGCATGGACTTGAATCCGGTGCCGGCTTGCTTTGTTTCTTTGGTAACTTCTGCTAAGTGATCTGCGAACCCCTCCATGACACCCGCTTGAATTTCTGCCATTAAGCCCTCAACTTCGGTGTTAAGTTTACCGAATTCAGTTGTTGATTTGTTTAAGTTTTGTATGAATTCCTTTTGCTCGTCATTGATTCGAGCGAAAGCGGCAGCATCTTCTTTGCTGATTTTACCTAACAATTCTAACTGGTCAATCGCAGGCTTTAAACCGCTTGTATCAGCTACAAATTTTATTATTACGTTTTCCAACTGCTATCATTTTTTAGCAGGTTTAGGTTGTGGCTTCTTGGCCTCATTGGCAAAGAAAAAGAAATCGTACAAATTTAATAAATTTATTTGATAATTAGCAGGTAAATATTTCAAAACTGTTAATTTTAATCTTTCTCGGCTTCCAATTCCCTCCCTAATTGCTGCAACGAAGCTATGTTTTGTTGTATCTCCTCCACCTTTTCCACTATGCTCAAATACATCAGGGAAGTGTCGCCTGATTTCATCAAAAACGGTATTAATTTCTTTATTGGCATTGACAAAAAAAAACTATCACCAGCGTTTTCCTTCCAATTCTTGATTTTCTTTTCGTTGTACTTGTAATCGTAGCGTGTCAATGGCTCATCTTTGTCAACAAACGCAACTGACGCTACCTTATAAATGATTTCTTTGCTCACAATGTAATTACATCTTTGTTCAAAGTAGGTTTGTAGTTTAATAATTTCGTTTAGGTTTATCGACTTCGGGTTACTCAACAACTTCTTCATATTTTCGTTGTAGGACTTAATATAATCATTAGTAACCCCGTTTTGCATTTCTTGGTAGAACGTCAATGCCTCCAAACCACGCTCATAAGGCAGGTTGTTCTTATCAACAAACTCAAAGTATTCAACACCACCACAACTGAACGCGAACTGAAGCGGAAAGTCTGATTTATAGGTCGGTGTAGATTTGCGAAAGAGGTTTGAAACCTTGCTTATTAAGTTCATATTGAAGTGATCTGATTTTTATAATGATTTTATTATTGTCCTTATTGTAACTTCGCTTCTTTTCACCACCACCACACCCGCAAGTTTGACCGGTGAAAGTCCAACCTAAACCGATTAAGAATTTATGCGCGGTTTCAATCTCCATAATAATAAATTTTAGATATTAAAGCATTAACCCCGCAAAGTACCAATAAATACGGTACTATTGCAAGGCTCGGCATGAAGTAAAACCAACCAAGTAAACCCCAGACCGAAGCCATGCAAGGAGGGCAGTCGAATAATGGCTTGCACGAATACTCGCCAATTATAGACCTAATATATTCTGCAACGGGTCCGAATAACATCCCCTCACGCGTTACGCAATGAACACCAAGGCAAGCGAGGCTATTCAGTACAATCACAAGGAATAGTTGTGTATGAATTATCATCTTGCGTAATGTTTATAAAGTTAACGGTTAGTGATGAATACGTATTGTCGCATACCTCAAAATTAATCGGTGTGCAATCAATGTCGGTTGCGAATACCTCAATCAACACAGGACCAGTTCCTACGTGCCAATAGTTTGAGTTAGCAATGATTAAATTGCCGTTGTATTCGTTGGCTTCAATAGTTTTTTTAACAACCCACCCGTTTGGATAGGTCATTTTTACGATGTAATCAGTGCCCGGAGTGAGTGTCGAGTTACTGATTATTAGTTCTTCTATGCATCCGCTTACGTCTTGTGAGTAGGATGCGAGGCAGTTAAGTAGGCTCATTGGTTTGTGTTTTTTATCCCGTAAAAGTACAAATCTTGTGGAAATTCTGTGCGTGTTTTGAATTTGTGTGTTGAAAACAAGCCATCAAAGTTATGCCACACCGCTTTGATGTCATTTTCGCTAAGGTTTCGGTAATAATCATTCGTAAACGGACTATCTCCTTTCGTTGTTCGGGTTGTTCCATGCTCGGGCCTTCCCGGTGCCGCGCAACTGAACAACAGCAAGCCCCCTTGCTTTAATAAATTGTATGCATTGCGTAATGTTTCTGCGTAGTGTTTGTCATGCTCAAAGCATTCAGTTGAAATCACAACATCAAACTGTTCATCGCTTTTGAACTCGTGCCCGCTGCAAACTATGTCAACGTTTGGACCTGCCCCAATGTCGATGCCCGTGTAATCGCAGTTGTCAAACAAGTAACGATTGTTGCCATTGATGTCAAGTGAGCCGATGTCTAACACCTTAACACCGATGAAGTGTTCCGGGTGCGCGTGCTTAACAAGTAAGCACCAATCTTTTTGTTCTTGGTGTGCCATTTATCGTTTATACTTTTCGTTAAAATTCTTATTGTCATTCAACTGTATCATTCCGAATTGCTCCAATCTTGATGTGGTGCTAATCTCTGATTGCACCGCTAATCCATGCAACACAAACGCGTTGGTGTGCTGTGCTAACCAATCATCACCGTTGGCAATGAGTAACTCGGTTGGTATTGGCTCGTATTTGTCAATGTGAATCAACATCAAACAGCCCCATCCATAAGGGCGCTCGTGCATCGCTTTTAAGTGAATAGCACCATCTGATTTAAGCTGGTAATTTTCCCATGCCATGCCAATAATGCCAATGTGAGCGAGCGAGCCGTCCGAATACGTTTCTAAGAAGTCGGGATTGAAATTAACATCATCGTTGCAAATCAAAAGGTTTTCATATCGTGCCATCAAAGCACCGATATTCCACGCGGCATTGACGTAGATGTTAACCGGTAACTCAATGTGTTTTATTTTATGCGAAACGGGCAGTTGAGGGGTTCGCTCATAGTTGTTATTGATGATGATTACTTCGCCAATGTATCTACTCGCGCAAAGGTCAGCGATTAACTTAATCGTTCGCGGTGACTGCCACATGGTTGGTATTATTGTGGTGAACATACTTCAAATGTTATTGTTGTTTCTGTTTCTGATAGCGGTTTTATGTCGTAATAAACAGTATTGAAACCATTGTTTTGCCCGAATTTATAATGTTTAAATCTACGTGACTTTGATTCGAATTCAATAACTGATTCCTTTGGAATTCCTGCTGTGTTGATGAGGACAGGTGTTTTCAGCGTGTTTGAATCCCTCTCAATGTCAATGTTGCCAATCGATTGAGGCTCTGAATTGTTTTGCATAAGTCTTTTATACTCAACTGATACTTTGATAAGCCATTCGTAACGCTCGGCTGTGATTGTTGCTGTTTCGTTGTAAGATGCTGAATGGCTCGGCTCTCTTAATAATAGATTTTGTTCTGTTTTCATTTTGGTCGGTTTTAAAATTCGCTACAAATATATAAAATTTTTTAAATATGTATTACAAGCATATCGAAAAGTATCTAATGCATCGGCTTGTTGGGTTGGGTCGTTTCGGTCTGTCTTTTTAATCGTGCCATCCGGCAACACCGCCACGTTTTCTAAATCGAATTGAAGCCCTTTGGTTCCAAGCGGGTCAAGCTCAACAATGCCGCGCGCCAATAATGAGTTCACTAACATTCGGTTTTCTTCCAACGAGGGGTTAACGGTTGGTACTAACATTTGGTTATTGCTCAATCCAAACTTTGAACGAATAACGGTATAGTAGTTTAAATTGTCTTGAACCAATGCGCTTGATGACTTGCCACTTGCATCACCGGTTACTTGATACAGCGCGTTACCATACTTTGTCTTTATCACATCGCAAAGTTCGTAGATGTCTGAATTTGGTAGTTTTATTGTTTCCTTAACTCTAATTGTCATCGGTGGTATAACCTGCAGAACTGAGGCGCATATCGGGTTCCGGTTGAAGTCAAACGAAATGATGACCGGGAAGTTTTTATTAAGTTCAATCGGTTTGAGGTGCTTCTGTGGGTCGTATGCGTAGGCCCAACGGTTGCCATCCATGTCAAAGTTGGACCAATCGCCACCAATAAACTGCCGCTTATATCGTTCATCCATGCGCGACCACACCTTTCGCTGTTCCTCAGTAACGAAAGCGTTATCATCCGGTAATGCAAGTTGATAATAAAACTCCGGTGCTAATTCGCCTTTTAAATACGGGATGTGTATTTCCTCCTTAATCCATGTTTGCGTTGGATTGAATGTAGCAAGTATCAAAGGCGTTGGCATCTTATCAATATACCATGAGCCAACACGCGAACTGCCAATGTTCCATAACTTTTTGCTTAGTTCCTCAATCTGCTCAAAATATATTCCATTGGTTTCAAGTCCTAAGAACGCATTAAGTTCTGGATCATGGCTAATATTTTCGGCCATGAAAAATATTTTTGATTTGGTCCGTGTGTTTTCTAAAAAGTAGTTTGACTTATCCCTGCTCCAACGGTAATGCTTAGCTCCATCAATAATTTTCTCAAAGGTTGGAATGATTGTTTTAACTAATTTAGGAAAGTCGGAACGGATTACGTGCCACTTTGAATTTGGGTACATTGAAGCCAAACGAAGCCAAATGGTAGCGCAAATAAAAGACTTGCCACCACGAATTGCGCCTCCATAAAGCAGATTGCGCTTCTCTGTTTTACCTTGCGCGGCTGCCATTGCTTGAATGTAAAACTCGTATTGCTTTGGGTTGGCTTGTAAGTCAACTATCATTAAATTTCTATTTCAGTTCCATCGGGTAGTTTAACCTTTGCCGGAGGTCGCGTGTCGGTGATGGTTGTTTTGGTTTCTGCAGGAGCATAACTCCCATCCATCTTGTTGAGTTCGGCGATGGCTTTCGTTCTATCAGCGTGATCGGGCTCGCTTGGGTACTCCATAATCTTACCCGCGATAACAAACGGCTTCTTAATCTTAACCTCGCCTTTGGCAATCTTGCTTAACATCTCCATGCGCTCGGCAGTTGATAGAATGTTCTTTTTAGCAATATCAGTAACAACAGTTGATGCTGCTTTATCGATAGCGGCCTTAACTAATTGCCTCTGCTCCTGGATTTCCTTTGCGTATTTTTTGGCAAGGATTGAGCCCTTGCTTCGGGCTGTGTTGCCCTTTATGTTCTTTTGTGCAACGGCTTTAATATAGGCTTTGTCCTGCTCAATACCACTGGCAACTAACTCAATAAACTTTGTATGTTTAGGTGATGGTGATGCCATTGCGTTTGATTACTAATGATGGGTCTAACTTGCGCATGCGGGCGACTATTACATCGCAATATTTCGGGTCTAATTCCATTCCGTAACATTTGCGTTTAAGTTGGTGTGAAGCTACCATTGTTGAGCCACTGCCTAAAAAAGGGTCGCCAACTATCCATTCTGGTTTACTGCTATTTTCTATTAAAGGAGCTAATAATAAAATCGGCTTCATTGTTGGATGCTCCCCGTTTCTTAATGGTTTATCGTGATGGATAACAGAAGTCTTTGTTTTATCACTCATTACTTCTGTCAGCAACTTTAATAGTTCATCTTTCTTTAGTTTTTTTATATCTAACTTGTCCTCTATAACAGTTGTCTTTGTTCTGTCGTTTGTGAAATAATGCGCAGCCCCTGCTTTCCATCCATACAAACATGGCTCGTGTTTCCAATGATAATCTTGCCTTCCCATTACTAAAGCGTTTTTTACCCATATTAAACACTGCTTCATTAACAAGCCGCTTTCTTGAAATGCCTTTCTAAAATTAACACCTTCGGAATCTGCGTGCCAAACATACCAAGCACCTCCATCTTTTGTCACTTCAGCGAAGGCTTTATAAAACAGCAATAGAAAGGTATAAAACGAGTCGTTATCCATTTCGTCATTCATTATTGTTAGCCCAGTTCCACCTTCGTATGCTACATTATAAGGTGGGTCAGTCATAACCATATCCGCTTTATTACCATTCATAAGTTTAGCCACTGAATCCGAATCAGTACTATCCCCACAAAGTAACCTGTGTTCGCCAATTTCATATAAGTCACCAAGCACCGTAATCGGTTCTGCAGGAAGTTCTACCTCAAAATCATCTTCCACCGCTTCCATCTTAGTAGCAACCTCAACACCCCACTCCTCACAAACCGCCTCGCCAAGTTCAGCCTCAACCAATTCGGCATCGAACACAATATTTGCCTTTGCCGAGGCGTTATCGGCTAAAGCCATTTCGCGGCCTTCGGGCGAATCTAAATCAATATCGGTTCGTTTAACTGCTATCAACTTGCTGCCATCACTTTCAACAATTAGCACGTCATCAATGCCCGAATATTCAACGGACTTATTTCCTGCGATTACACGATTGTTTTTATCAATTAAGATACTTCTGCCCGCCCCAAACTTTTGAAACGATTTACGTATCATTTCTGCGCCTGTATCGCTGCCTTTATTGAAGTTCTTATCGTCTGCGATTAGCTCTGTTGCCTTGATATTTTCGATTTGTTTACTTTTCACCCCACAAAGATACAAATTATTTTAATATGCAAGTGCCGTTCGACATTTTCCATTCTTCCACTATCATTTCACCAATAGCAATAGCATCTTCAATATTATCTGCTAAATAATAAGCAACCCCCGTTTGTTTGCAATGGGCTTCAAAATTTTTTTGATTTGGGCGCTGAGTTTTACCTTTGGCTTTTAGTTCAATGAAATATGCTTTACCGTTTGGATCAATTATTAAATTGTCAGCGGCACCAGGGTACAAACCAAATTTTATTAAGTTAGCATTATTCTTTCCCTCATTAGGTATGTGCAGTATCATCCACCTTGGTTTATGGAATTTAAGGCAGTATTTATTATTGAAGTAAACAAAGAACTGTTGCTGTATTTTTTCTTCTAAGATTTCGGACATGGGTTGAAATATATTTAATAAAGTTGAAAGTATTATTATTTTACCTTCAACCTTGAAACCTTAGTGTAAGTAGTCGGTTGAAGGGTTGAAAGTAGTTGAAAGATATTTTATTAATTAGAGTGTATGAGTGTATTCATTGTATAGTGATTGAGTTTTATTTTTCTATGATAAATCTTTTACGGTTTTTAATTTTCTACCTACAACCAACATTCTACATACTTAGTTAGAGTAAGCGGTTGAAGGTTGAATGATATTTTTAAAAATGATCCTCTTCTTGCGCTTTTTGCAGGGCGTCGTTTATATTTTGGTCTTTAATTACCTTAAAAACTTTGTAACAATAAATAACCTGGTTGTTTCTTTTTATTGCGGCAGATTTTCCAAAAATCTTTTTAAGTTCAATACCAAATCGCTTCATGTTAACAATTTTTTGCTTTGAGTGCAATTCTATGTGATCTTTAATTTCGGTTGCCGTTAAATTTATAGGAGATCCAAAACCCGTATTTTCAAAATGAGCGTTAATTAACTCCCTTTCAAATGGGATTTCTTCAAATGCTGCCGATGTAGCCATTAAGTCCGCCATTTCAGATTTTGACAATTGCCACTCTTCGCCACTTTCATAAGCGCGTATAATTTCCATAAATAGCTCATCCTTATTTATTTCATTGTATGCATCTTTATTAATAGAAATAACCTCAACCGGTAAATATCGAGTGTTGCCCGTAGGATCACTCATAATGTCGGTAGGGTTTGAAGTGCCGCAAAGAATAGCCAATCTCTTAAAATCTTCGTTGTATCTACCATAAGGAACGCGCAAAGAAAACCAATCTTTTGAGGTTAATTCTTTAAAGCGCTTTTCGTCTTTTTTTGATTTTCCACCGAGCTCATCATCCATTACAATAAGTTTTTGGCACATCAAAATATCATCATCCTTTCCGGCATCAAGTTTTGATTCAGCATAATACTTTTTAAGAGATCCAGGTAATAAACGTCTAAACCATTCAGTTTTTCCACTATGTTGACCTCCGCAAAGCGCAAGCACATAACGGACGGGCAATCCATTTAATGCGGCAGCTATTCCAATAAGCCATCTACGTACAAAAATATGGTGATTAGGTGTTGTAGTTTCAATTGTGGCAATAAGTTTGTCAATATTACCGCTGCTTTTTAAATGCCTGTGCTTTTCAATATAATCTAAAATTGGGTGATAAGTCGGTGTAAATTCTGAAAGTACAATACGCTCAATAAGATCAAAAGAAACTGATGTTGAATTAAAAACCGAGCGAATTTTTAAAAACATGGTGTTAAAAGATTCTTTGGTTAATGGATTTCCTGAATTTTCAACAACTTGTGTAATGAGATTTTTTTTAAGGTTATAATTTTGGGCAATAAAGGTGCAGATATTTTCAATTAACTTTTCCGGGTCCTTAGAAACCGATTCAATATTTATATCCGAACGATTAAAAACCTCATCAACTAATTGCGATGCCGTTTGGTGATTGGCTCCGGTAAGTTCAATAATTGAATTTGTTACTCCCTCTTTTGATCGGTTTGATTTTTTAGCCAATGTAGCAATTGCCACGGCTTGTTTATTTTGTGATTTTACCTCAATGCCTGCAGCTTTAATATAATGATAAAGCGTGCCAATAGTTATTTTTTTGGTGCCTTTATCTTTTAGCGCGATGTCGTATTGTTTGTCGCAATGTTTTGAGTCGTATTTTGACGAAATTGAGCATAAATTATGAAAATATTGCCTACCCGATTCACCTTGTCCATTAGCCAAAGCAAAAGCAATATCTCGGTATTCTTCATAAGATTCACAAAGCGATATTCCACGTTGGCAAACCTCAGCTATAATTTTTGAAAATTCATCATTAGAAATAATGACCGGCAAAGACTTTGTTTTTTGGTTTGATTTGTCGGTTAAAGTTTTTGCCGTTTTTGCCTTTTCATTAATTATTGTTTCTGGGTCATAGCTAACATATCTTAATGAAGCAACATTTTGAGGCGCAGGATCACAAACTAAGCCATAGGTATTAAATAAATAAGCCCTAATCCAATTAAACGATTCTTTATGTTTATCTTTTTGAATTTTAAATATTGGCACAAACCCGAGCCCTGACACTGACGAAAATAATGCATAAACATAAGGATCATTAAAAAGCAATTGTTTATTTGTATTCCCGTCAATATCAATGGCAATAAATCCGCTATGTGCCATTAATCCAGCTTCATTTCTTTCGTTAAAAACACCGGAAACAGTTACTGAAATTAATTTGGTTTTTAACTTAGTCCTTAATATTTTATCAGGCTCATTACGCACCGGCTCAACTATTGATTTCCATTTTCCAAACTTTATAGCCTGTAAAAATTCGGACATTTCCATACTGCCGGATGCAATATGTGGCATACCTTTAGCTGGTAGCCCATTAAAAAAAGATATTTTACTCATAAAAAAACAAAAAACCTACTGCCTCCACCGTGTGCGCGGCTTTGGCAAGTAGGTAACATTAAATGATTAAATAGGTCGCACACCCTCATCATTATTACTGTATTACTTTATCAAAAAATTCATTGTCCGCTAATGTTTCAATTTGCCTATTTACCCAACCCTTCTTAAATCCAGCTACTTGAGCAAATTGTTCAACAGCATCCTCACCTTTTGAACGAACAACACGCCAAATATACGAACTTTTATATTTACTTGACTTATTTAATAGATATAATTCTTCAACACTTAATTCACTAAGTTTTTGACCCTTAAATGGTACTTCTGTAACCTCCACCGCTACTCCTTGCATCAATATCATTTCACTTTCGGGCCATTCATATTGACAAAAATTGCACACCCGCGCGCTTGCATATAACATTGCACTACAATTCGGGCAGTCCTTCATTGGTGCCGCTGCCTCTTTTTTCTTTTTTGGAGGCTTCAATTCCCATTTTCTGGGTTCGGCCCATAAACCGTGAAAAGTAACATTTTCACCAAAATCAAGATGGACAAAGTGAGTTTTGCCGGTTTCTTTTGATGTACGACCACCACGACCAACGCATTGTAAATATTTAATTAAGGAAGTAGTTTTTAAATACATGATAACAGCCTCAATAGTTGGTTCATCATAACCTTTTGTGGCTACACCAACATTGATTAAAAACTGAAATTGGCCGTATTTAAAACCGGTAAAAATATATTCGCGCTCTTTGGTTGGTGTTTCTCCGGTAACAACTTTTGCCGTATAACCTGCGGCAATAATTACCGCGCAGGTATCATTTGCAGATTGAACATTTGCACAATAAACAATGGTTTTTCTGTCTTGAATGTGAACAGCAATTTGTTCAATCAATCCATCGTAAAGTTTAGGTTTAGAAAAGTGGGCCGCATTTGATGCATCAGTATATTCACCGTTTTTAATTTCCAAGTCTGAAAAATCCTGGTTTCGCATTTCGATAACTTTGCAAGGCGCCAAAAAACCGTTTTCAATTAAATATGGAACATCAGTACATTGTATTAAGTCTTGATAATATTTATGAAATTGTTTGCCTATTGGTGTTGCTGTGGCACCAATAACATAAGCATTTGGAAACTTATCAATAATTTTATTGAAATTTCCCATGTGGGCCTCATCAAGAATTAGCAATTGAGGGTCTTTTATTCCTTTTCTTCGCGCTACCGTTTCAACCATTCCAACATTAATAATCGCGTCCGGTGAAATGTTTTTTGTGTCGGCACTAATTAATTGTGGCACCACATTAACACGCTCTAATGCTTTCCACGTTTGAGTAAATAATTCAATTCTATCTGTTAGCACCCAAGTAGATGTTTCTTTAAAAGCGGCACGCCTAACAAGTTCAGAAAACATGGCAGTTTTACCGGCTCCGGTTGGAGCGCAAAGAACAACTCTTTTTTTACCTTGTTTAAAAGCATTGAGCACAGAATTAATATAGTCGAGTTGGTAATCTCTAAGTGTGATCATGCAGCCACCTCCCCAAAATCTAAAATTGCATTTTTCCAAAAATCATTAACCGGCTGCGACACATCAATTTTTATCAATCTGCATGGGTATTTTTGATTATCCTTATGAGTTGAGTAAATTAGGATGTAGGCAAATTTAACCCCAGCCAAACGTGCGTAATTCCATAATTGATTTTTATATCCCATAAATTCGATTAGCTTATCAACATTTTTTTCAGCGGTAATTTTTAAATCAATAACCGCAAATTTTGGCAGCAAGTAATCTAAAATGCCTTTGACGGTCATAAACAATCCAGCAAATTCAACACGCCCGGTAAAAGCTACCTGCGTTTTTAATTGTGGAAGTATGGATTCAAAATGCTGTTTTAAAAATTGTGCAATTATTGAGGCTTTTTTATATTGAGGGTGCGCAAAATCAACTTTACCGCTATTGGTTAATATCTGATCAACAATTTTACCGACCATTATTTTATCCGTCACATTAAAGGAGGGCGTTACCCCCCCCTTTTGTGATTTTAGAAATGAATGCGAATAACCAGGTAGTGAAAGGTAGGCAGAAAAATCAGTGCAATCGATTTCTTGACAGTTGGTATAGGTTATAATTTCTCCACTTCCTTCCATTTGATTCCGGTTATTTCAAATTTATTATCCTCAGTTTTAATTTTACCCAAATAATCGGCCATTTGTTGAGGTGTAACATTAAATGGCTTCATGCGTAAGTCTTTAAAAACTTTAACAGTTGACCAAAAAGCTATTGAAATTTTGCGGGCCTCATCCCAAGATTCTTCAAAGTCAACCACATAAATTCGTTTTAGTGCCTTAATTCCGTCATCAACCCTTAACTCAGTTGCCACCTCATTAATATTAGCCATTGTATTAGCCATAGTTTGCGTTTGCCTAATTTCAGCAGCTTCCTTATCGGCTTCATCTTTTGCGCGCTTCAAAGCTATTTCTTTATTTTGAAATGCTAAATCGTAATCCATAAATTGCTCAATCATTTTAGCGCGAAATTGGTCTGAGTATGTTTTTGGTGACGCTAATTTTAAAGCAATATCATCGTTTTGCGGATGGTCAGGTGTGTTGTATTTCCAGTCAAAAGTTTTTATTGAATGAGTAAAGTTTTTTTCAGTTCCTCTTTTTACACAAACCTCATCAATAAATGCCTCTTTTTTATCTACTGCAATATTACCAGCGCCTAAAGCGTGATTGTAGGCGGCTAATACTTGTGTTGTTATGTACGTGCTAAATGCGGCCTCAGTATCAGCCACACATCTATCAATATAGCTTTGATATTGCTTTATTTCATCCTCTTTTAATAACGCGGCCCTGTCTGCTTCCTCTTTAACTTTTTTAGCCGCAATAATTCGCGCGGTTAATAATTGAATAGGCGTTGCCAAATTCTTTTCATAAACCATTAATTCAGCAAGTTTATTGGTGATTGGTTTAACGCCATCAATCCTTGCATCGTTAATGTCAGTTTGCGTTTTTTTAATCAACTTCAAAACTTCCTCTGCCGCTGCAATATCGGTTATCGTTTCGGGCAAAGCGTTAAATTTATCGGTCACACTCCTTTCAAGAATTGCCAAATTATTATTGAGCACCGCAATGTTTACACCTTGTTTCCCAAAATCAACAAATGTTTGTTGACGCGCTGCCGGCATAGTTAAAACTTTGTCTATTACTTGTTGTGGCGTTAATGCCACGGCTGTATTTGTATTTTCCATGTTGATTTATTTAAATGGTAATTCTTCGGTTTCGGTTAATGGAGTATTATCGGCAGGTAATTTTACAACCTCATGCGTAGTAATATGATAAGTTGCGGCAGCATCGCTGGTGGCATTCGGTATTTCATCATCCGCTTCCTTGTTTGCTATTTCTGGAGCAATAACTTTAAACGCTGCGGGCGAAATTTGAATTGCGGTTGCCATTTTTTCGTTTGGATTAGTACCCAATTTTTTTAATGAGTGGCGAATTGCTTTTGCTTTTGCAAATTCGGGGTCAATTCCACCACGCCAAGCAGAATAAAGAGCGTTGCGATAATCTTTGGTATTAGCATCATTTTTGCCGCGTGAACGCTCCTTGTGGCTTGCATTGCCCCAACGTTCAAAATCATACTCTGAATAGGTCATTGTTTCCCAATTACCCGTGTTTTTTTGAAAGGTAAATGTAACTGATTTTACTTTGCCGTCAGCGTGAAATTCAACTGTTGGCACGTTGTGGTCTAAAATTCTGCCTAACATTCTGTTTTTAGAAAGTAAGCCGTTGCAAGTTTCTTGCGTTTCCATAATAGTAACCCATTGAGGATTGTTTGCATCCTGCGAAACATTAATTGCGCGTGTTTTAATATACATTAATCCAGCCTGCGGATCTAATGTAAGATTATTTTTAATTGCACGCTTTACGGCCAATAATACGCTTGCCGGTGCCGATTGTAAAATCTTAGGATTAAGCATTGCAGCCTCTCTTAAAAATTCAACCTCTTGGGCCATTAATGCCTCCGCTTTTTCTGATGAAATTCCATTGATTTGGGCCAACTGCACTAATGTTGGCATTGCTGTTTTAAGTGTGGCGATTACGCCTGTTTCTTCTGTTTTCATTTGTTTTATTTATTTATTATGGATTAGTAATTAATTCTTGAAATTCTTTAATAGTTCCCTCACCTACTGCCGGCAACTTCATCAACTCAGCAACGGTTAATTCGCGTGTTGTAACGAATCCCTTGTTGATTGCACGTTCAAGCATATTGAAGCATCGCGTTGACATTCGGCCCAAGTTATCCTGGATGAATGTACGAATCAATGTATCTTGAATCGCATCCACCTCGGCATTGATTTGGGCGCGGTATTGCTCGCAGACTGTGAGGGCTTTGATGTATTCGGTTTTAGTTATGGCCATCATCGTCATGGATTGTGTTTGTTAACTGATGGTTGCGGTGGTTTTCAGCGAACTTCATTAGTTCATAGATTTCTTTAAGGTGCGGATTTGACTTGCCGATAACCGACATTTGATGTTCATCCTTGTCGTAAACAGTACGTTTTCCCTTGTGGTCGTAAACTACTGTAAATCCGGTTGGTGAAGTATAAACCGGCACTTGTTTGAGTTCGATTTTAATGTTCATGTTGATTTATTGATTAGGGGGTTAATTTCTCAGTTAATTCCTGCATCGTAGCGAATGACAAATCGGGCGCGTCTTTGTTGGTGTCAGTATCAACAATGTCGGTTAATACGTAACCTGCTAATTGACCTACTTCGGGCTCAGCATCTTGCCACTCGAATGTGATTTTTAGGGTTTTGGTTATTGTGCGGGGCATGATTAGATTATATTGAAATTATTTTATATCCGAAATATTGAACAAACATATCAAATGTATTTCTACCCATTCTTTGTAAATGGTTGTTTTTAAACCAAAGGTATTTTTCTGTGCATCTATCAACTGTAACTTGTACTGGCTGGTTCATTTTTTCTGGAGATAAGTTCAATCTGATTTCTACTATTGAACCTTTTTTTAAATCTGCTGCTGTTTTCATAATTATATCGTTTTAAATGTTGCACAAATATACGCTCGATAATTTAACTCGCAAATTATTTTTGAGTTATTTTTGTAACTTGTTGATTATTAGGCGAATAATTTTTGCAAAGTTCTAACAAATCAAAGTGTATCGGCTTCCAATTTGTGATTTTACCTTGCAACATGGCTTTAACATTTGCGCCCGTGTATTGGTAGCCGTATTTTTCAAACAGTTCTTCATTGGCTGCAATAATATTAAATGAATTGTGGCTACCATAACGCCCACATCTATTGTGCGCAAGTAGTTTGTTAAATATACGATTAAGTGTTGATTGTGCCGGTTTTTTCATAACGCGAATTAAATTTTTTGCAAACATACAAATAATTTTATTAAAAAAAAATTTGCACGTTAATTTTTTTTGATTTATGTTTGTGGCCGAAAACTAAAAATAATAAATAACATGAAAACATTTATCCAACGTTTATTATTCGGGTACCGACCAAACCCGAAAGCGGAAACGCCACGAAGCGGATCACGTTTAACTTACCCAGGCCATAATGCTGAGGCCATACATTCAGCACTTGTATTATTGAAGTATAACATTAAAAACCAAAAGTAAACATGAACCTAAACAAATCATTATCAATCATCGCCTTTTGCATTGGCACATTAGTCATTGTAGGCATTACATTAGAAATGAAATCAATTATAGTTGCTATTAAGGCACTTGAATCAACACTATTGCAGGTGTTTTGCACTCTCGGGGCATTATCGGCTTATTCTGGCTATATTGCAGTTATTTATTTTTTAATTAAAGGAGGGAAAAATGTGGAAAAATAGAGAGTTTAAAGTTGGAGATGAGGTGGTGGATGGTAACTTCGGATATGGGAAAGTTGATACAATTAAAACAACGTATTTAGAAGTGTTATTTCTTAGCGGAGAGCGTCAGTGTTATTTCTTTGATGGCAGAATTGGCAAGCCATGTTTATTCCCCTCCCTATTCCACACCGACAACATCCCGTTTGAGTTGGCGGGTAAGTATTTGAAATTGAAAGAGGAGTTATCTAAAACTAAAACAGTTGAAGATGTTAATGCAACACTTGATAAAGAATTTAAACCCACCGAAACGCCAATAGAAGAATTAAAAGTTGATGATGTAGTTTATAGAAAACAGGGCAACACACCAACAAGAATAGATAATTTAGACCTGCGAAAAGTTTGGATTGAAAATCCAAATGGCAGCACTTATTGGGTTGATAAAGACGAGTTTTATTTATACTTCACCACCATCCCACCCCAAACAACCCCAACCCCCAAGATTAACCGCGCGGAGTTGTTGGAGGTGGCGAGTAAAGTAGTAGCAGCGAGATTGGCAGGCAATGTGTATTTCGGAGATGACGAGCGCGAATCAATGTCGAAAGCGGCTATTAAACTCGCCAAAGCATTAATTAACGAGGTTGATAAGGATGTTGAGAATGGAAAATAAACTGTTTAAAATAAGTAAAGCGTTGTATGATAATTTCACTATAAAAGAAATAAATTATACACGCAAATCTGATTCATTTTATTGGTATATTAATTCGATGGGTAAGGAAGAAAGGTCTGCATTAGAAACGTCTTATAATAAATGTTTTGAAACCAAACAAGATGCAATTGATTGGATGCGAGGATTGTTAGAAACAAATGTAAAAGTTGCTGAAGAAAAATTATTGAACGCTAAAACAAAACTAACACTATTCAATAACGAATATACACCATGAAAATCCTCATCAACCCCAAAACCCTAACTTTCACCTTTGAAATCCCGGCAATGCCATCGACAAATGGCGTGCAGAAAATATTAGGCTTCTCACGTGGTTGGCATCATTGGAACTCGGTAAGGCTTGGAATTAGAAAAGAAAATGATTATTGTGTTCTTTACTTGTATGCTTATGTACGTGGGGAACGGATAATTAAGAGGATGGGCAAAGTAAGTATAGGTGTTGAAGTAAAAGCCGAATTGAGATTCAATGAGGGATATGTAAGTATTGATTGCTATTGTGGCAATATGGTTATAGGCTCACATACTCATACTGACGTGCCTATGTGGACTTTTCCCGTTGGTTATTTACTCAATAGTTATATGGAGAAAGACACCAATAAGCATGATTTTCGTTATAAACCAAAACCCGATATAATTCCGTTTGATGTGCGAATTTGGGACATTAAGTGTAATGGAAAAGTGTTGTAGGTGTAACGTTCAGGTGCTTTGCGATGTGGCGGATTAGTAGCACCACAGCCCAAAAATAGCACTAAAGCCGATTTGAAACACTAAAATTTATATTATGACAGAAGTTAATTTGAAAAACGAAAGCCCCAATGACGCAAAACCCGTGTTACAGGCAGTACTTTCTTTATTTGATGGTATTTCCTGCGGACAGATTGCCTTAGACCGTGCTGGGTATGAAGTAAGACAATATTTTGCAAGTGAGATTAAACCACACGCAATTAAATGTACACAAAGCAACTACCCAAACACAATACAATTAGGTAGTGTTTTGAATGTGAAAGGTAGCGACTTACCAAAAATTGATTTATTGATAGGTGGCTCTCCTTGTAAAGGGATTTCAAGATTGAATAAAAACCAAGAAGGACTTGAACACGCTGAAAGTAAATTGTTTTGGGAGTATATTAGATTACTTGAAGAAGTAAAACCAAAATACTTTTTACTTGAAAACACACACGGCAACAAAAAAGCCACCGAAATAATTACAGAAACATTAGGAGTTAAACCAATTTCAATAAATAGTAGGCTTGTTTCGGCACAAAATAGACCTAGATACTATTGGACGAATATTCCAGGAATAAAACAGCCAAGCGACAAAGGAATAACAACAAAAGATGTTTTTGAATTTAATGGACAAATTGCTGATAAATGTAGAGTTGATTGGCTTACAAATGAAAGTGGCAAAAAAAGCATTAATAAAGGTTACACAAGAGTAAACCCATACCCTAAAAGTGGATGCTTAACAGCAAATGGGCATATAAAATGGAACGAAAACTATTTATTGAAAGACGGAACATATCGCTATCTTTCACAAAATGAACTTGAAGCATTACAAACATTGCCAATTGGATATACTTCCGAACTAAATTATAACGAAGCGTATGATTGTATAGGTGATGGTTGGACAGTTGATATTATTGCACACATTCTCAAATATGCAGCGTGGTAGTATTGCCTGTAACGGGATGCAGCTATACGCAGTTGTGTGTCGGATTTGTGCGGTGGGAAAATTGCGTATAGGTGCTGTTACTGGCTGGCACTGATTTGAACGATAAATTTTAATATGGAAACGAAAACAGTTTTTAATAATTTTTTGTGCGGTGGGCTTACTCACGGTTCTTTATTCTCGGGGATTGGAGGATTTGAAAAAGGCGCAGAGCTGGCACAAATAGAAACACTATGGAATTGTGAATATGAAAAGCACAACAGAAAAAGACTTGCCAAACATTGGGCAGGAACAGAACAATACGAAGATG